TCACGATCAGGATTCGTAGAAAGCGACGACGATGCCGAACGGGCGATCTTGAGCGGGCACGGCTGCCGCGGCCAACTCGGTTGTCACGTGATTGTCGGTAACTTCGAACGTCACGTCCGCAGTCGAGATGGCCACGGTCTTGAGCCCGAAGAATGCCGAACGATCCGAGTCCTTCGACGCAGACTGGCTCGGGGCGACGCCGAGCAAATTGACCGTCTTGCCATTGCGTCGGCTGCTTTGAATCAGCGCGGCCACGCCGGTCAGAATGCCGTTGGCCGACTGGTCGTACGTCTCCGTGGTCGGGATCGTGAACAGCACCTCTGCGAGCTGGACGGAGCCAGCGCCAGTGACGCCGATGTAGTCGGATTTGATCGTCTGCACGCTGTGCACGACTGCGGTAGAAACTGCCATTGGAGTGCTCCGTTACTTGCGCGCCGACTTGTGCGGAGCGACGTTTGGTTCGGGCGCGCTCTCGGGAGCGGCCGGTGGTTGTTCTGCGGGCGGCGCGACCGGATCCGGCTTGGTTTCGGGCGCGCTCTCGGGAGCGGCTTCGGGGTTCAAGCGCTCGCCGGTGATTGGGTCGAATTGGGCTGCTGCGGACATGAGTGGTTACTTTCTTGCTGGCAGCGGGATCACGGCTGCGAGTGGCTTGGGCTCAATGAGTCCAGCCGTTTCGTCGAAACGAAGTGCCTGCCACGTGCACCGGCACCAGGGATGCACAGTGCCGGGTGTGCCCTGCGGGAATGATTCTTTGATGCCGACGATCGTTCCGTCTGCCGCGAAGCAGACTGGGCACGTCATCTTGTCGAGCGTTGAGTCCCAGACTTTTAGGAGCGACGTCGTTTGGTGCGGAACAGCGTCAGCGACCTCGGCCTTGCCACCGTTGAAGGCTTCTGCTGACTCGGTGACCGCAACACGTTCGATGTCGGGTCGAAGCTTCGCGAGTGCAGCAGAGTCGCTGCCAAGCGATGCGCGCGCCTTCGTGAGCCGCTCGCTGAATCGGTTTGTAATCGCCTTGGCTCGCAGCCAATCGCGAGTAACAGCGGCGGTTGGCGCCAGCGATTCGACCACCGCGCCTACTTCGCTGAGTTCAGCGACCGTGCTGCTCACGCCAATGGCGCGCGAGCTGCTGCGCAAGGTCATGATTCGCTGCGTGAGATGCTGCTCAATCGAGCGTCGTCGGAACGCTGCGGTCAGAGCAGGGAAGGCCAGCAGAGTGATCGCCGCGCGCTCAGCCCTTAGGAGCGATCGGCGGTTTTCCTCCGCCTGAGCCGCTATTTCCCTTTGGCTTCTCGCCACTGACTGCACTTTCGGCGGCTACGTGGAACGCGGTCGCTTCGTTCGTCGATGCGGTCAGGGCGCGCTCTTCAGCTGCGTCGCGATCCTCTTCGATTTCGTCGATCGCCTCGTTCACGTCCTCGCGGCCGTAGTAGGGCAGAACCGCCTTGATCGCGTCCTTCTCGGGGATGAGATGGGCATCACGAGCCGCGATTGCGCCGGTGACGACTTGGTTAACTTCTTCGGCACCAGCGCTGAAGTACTCGCCCCAGTTCGGGACCATCTTCGGCGCGTACCAGATCTGTCCGTCGTTGGTATCGACGTAGAATTTAGAGAGTAGCGGGGCAGCCTTCTCGGCGCCAGGCAACAGGAGGCCTTTGCCTTCGATCTTCATCACCCACTGAAGGATGAGTTCGATCAGCGGCTTGAGCGCGCCGTCCCACCACGAGCACCGCATCTCGTCGACCAGCGCCAGGAGCGGCTCGTAGGCGAGCTCCAGGAACTTGGCCGACATTTGGCCCGCGCCAGTGCGGCCCATGATTTCGGAGACACTCACGAGCACGACGCCCATCGACTCAAGCAATCGCGAGCGGATGTCGTTGACGTGCGACGTGGCGGCCTCGAAGGCCTTGCCCGTCGTTTCAACGAGACCGACAGCAGCCTTGTCGTTGCGGTAGGTCCACATCTGGCCCGCGCCGCTCTTGCGGGCTGGGGCAGTGGCCTCGCCATGTGCCGGCTTGTCGCCAGCGGCGGAGTATCCGCGTGAAGTGCGCCCCGTTGCGCCCGGGCCGTCGTCTTCCTCGACGCCGGTCTCGTAGGGCTGTGGAACACCTAGAATGTTGATACCGCGGTGACGCTGCGAGAGCGCGAAGTTCAGCGCGTCGAACTCGTCGAGGAACTCGCCGTAGAGCGAGAAGCCATCGATGCCCGTTTCGCCTTCGCTGCTCGCGTTGCGGATCCAGCGAGCCGGCACGAAGCCAAGCCCATGCGTAACAGTAGACGCCACGGTCCAGATCGGCGCCTCGTGGATGTGAGCCTCGACCTGCGTGTACTCAATGAACGCTTGACGGTCGATGTCCTGCCGGTACCAATAGCGCTTGGTCTCGGGCTTGCCGTCCGCGCCTTCCACGGTCTTGTCGAACGTGTAGCACCAGGTGACGCGCTCGAGCTCCGCGCTCGGGTCACCGCCTTTGAACGTCGGGTAGACGTCCTCAGCGTTGGCGAGCTCGATGCAGAACCGGCCCGACTTGAGCTTGATGATCGCGAGCGTTGCGCCGATTGCGAGCCCTTGCCGCATCGTGCGACGCATGCTCGGACGGAGCCGCGAGTTCTCGATCAGGGCATCAATGAAGCCCTCGAGGAACTCGGCTTCGTCTTCGCTGACCGTGATGCCAGCTACCGCGTCGTCAGTCTCGACTTTCGAGACCCCGATCGTAGGGAACCGCTGCTCACCAAACGTGAACTTGACGACCTGTTCGACGCAGCCGCGCGGCATCGGGTAGATGACGCATGGTTTGCGCTCTCGGAGCGGGACCTCTTGTCCGTCCTTGATGCCCGTGAAGAAGTCCGGGCGTCCGTCGTATTGCGAGCCACACAAGTACTTGCGCAGCTGTTGCAGCGTCTTATGACGCGGCAACAGGCTCAGGTACTCGGGTTTGACGGGTGAATCGTAGGTTGTAGCGGCCATGTGGCTCTAGGCCGCGTCAGCCCAGCGCCTCTGCCGGGGTGCCGCCGCGGCGCTTGTCTGGTCCGCCGAAGCGATTGAAAATGGCGTAGCGCAATGCGTCGGGCCCGTGATTGTCGCGGTCGACGATCTCATCCGTGTAGCGGTCGGGGTCTTTGGGATCAGCGCGGCGCTTGTAGATCCCGAGCTCACGAACCAGGTTCGAGCATGTCGGGCTGATGTACAGCCGCGCACTGCGACTGATTAGCCGCGGCTCTTCGCCGGCATCCGTGTCAGCTTCGGACCAAACCTCGCGAATCAGGAATCGGTCAGCGACGCCAGCCACGCCGTCCTCGATCGAATTGTCGACCTCTTGGACGCGCGCGTGGCAGTCGCGGCGGTAAGCCTCGATGCGCGATGGCATCGACGGATCACCATAGAACTTTGCTGCCGGGTACCACCCGATCCACCGTCGGAGCTGGCCCTTCCACCAGTCCTCGGTCTTGTGCTGAGCGTAGATTTCCTCGAGCACGTAGGACACGGCGTCGCGGCCGCTGCCTAGCACACCGATCAGCAGAAAAACGCCGGGGTCTTCGTAGCCGTGGTCGCATCCAATGAGAATTTCCGACCACTTCACATCGGCCGGTGGCCGCTTGACGTGGTGGCGCTCATCGAACGCACCGCCGTAAACCAGTCCTTCACCGGCGTCGAAGTCGCATTCCCACTCGCGGGCAAATACACTCGCAAGCGCTGAGGCTTTGGCCTCGGCCGCCGCATCCGCGCTCACATTCTCGGGTGCGTTCCGATACGTCGCGTGAAAGCTGAAAATCTTTTGGAACTGCTCGCGCTGTTCAACGGTCAAGTTTTCGACCGACTCGCCAAGCCTGAGACGCTTTCCACGTCTGCCGTTTTGGTACTGTCGAAACAGCAGGCCATGGCGCCCGCGCCGTGGTGTGCCGCCGTTGATCTGGAGACCAAGTGACCAAGGCTCCGAGAGCCACGGGATCGCCACCGAGTCGTAGACGTCGCGCGAAATGTCGTCGCACTCGTCCGCCGAAATGACGTCCCCGCGCATACCGCGCGCTGACTTCGAATTATGGTCGCTCGCCGGGAACGCCTTGACCCAACTTCCGCCAGGGAAGCTGATCTGGCCGCTCTGCTTATCGACCGTGCCGCGCAGGTGCTCCCACTCTTCCGAGAGTTCGGAAAGAATGCCAGCCATGTGCACGTCCTTGAATTGCTTCAAGGTTGGCATCAACACGATGATGCGAACGCCGCGGAACGGCTTCTCGGCGTCATCGCGGAGCCGATACTCGTACTCCTGAATCAGCTTCCACCAGATCTGGCGGACAAAGTAGCTCTTGCCTACACCTCGGCCCCAAGCCAGGACTATGGTGCGGCGGCGTTTTCCGTGGAGAGCGTTGAATGCTCGGCGCTGCGGGGCGTTCAGTCGAAACTGAACTTCAATCGCCCTGCTCTGCATCCGGGGCCGCCTCAGCGGCAACGCGCGCCTGCTCGCTACTCGTCGCGCTCACAACGATCCGAACCTCGCCAGGTGGCGGCAGCTCGCCGTTTTTCTCGGCTTCGAACTTCGCCAGGTTGTGCGCGTTTTTCTCGGCGTCGAGGACCAGCTTGCCGTAGTCGCCGCGCTTGTCCGTGATCACCGTGGTGGCATCTTCGCCGCCAAAGCTCTTGACGTCGATTCCGCCGGTCTCGGACTCGAATCGCTCCAGCGCGATTTGCGCAACGCGCATCCGCTTCGCCACGAGCTCCTCGAGCGCGCTCTTGCGCAACATTCGGCGGTCTTCGGCGAAATCGTCGTCGTCCACCAACATCCGAGCAATGTCACGCCCGGTCCGCTCCGGCAGATTTACTGCCCGCGCCGACTCGGCCGCGTTGCCTGAATACAGATAGTGCGCCCGAAACTCTGCTACGACCTCGGGCGAGGTCTCTACGCCTGCTGGCATTGCTACTTGCTCCCGTTACGGCCGATTAACGCCCGGTCGAGGCGAGGGAACGCTTTCGCGCTTGTGATCTATCGAACTACCGCCGCGCCCATCTCTGCGCCTCCGCGAACTCTCTCCTGACTTCGACAGCCAGCCCGGTCAGCGACCGTTCAGCCCTTGGCAGGCTTGGGCTGGCGAACAGCGCGAGTATCGCCGCCGCGTCCGAGCTCTCGGATCTTGGCGGCACCGCTGTCCCACATCGCGCGCTGGGCGGGACTGTGGACCGGCGGAGCACCGGCGCGGCGAGTTGCGGGGTTTGGCCCGTAGTCGTGGAGCGCAACTTGAGTTGCGATGTCGGGTCCGTGGAACAGCATCGCGTTCGGTTGGGGCGATCGCCAGCTGAGGCCG